GAACGTGCTATCCTTAAAGCCGCAGACATGCTAGAAAAGGGTGAGTATGATCCAGTAGAAAAACTGATCAAAGATGCAGTCCAGATTAGTCTAACCAAAGATATGGGCACAGATTATTTCTTAGATCCACGTGGTCGACTCTTGGCTATCAAGAGCAACAATGGACAGGTATCAACAGGTTGGCCTACTCTAGACAAACGTTTGTTTGGTGGCATGAACCGTGGTGAACTAAACATATTCGCAGGCGGTTCTGGCTCAGGTAAGAGTTTGTTTATGCAGAACATTTCAATCAATTGGGTTACCCAAGGACTCAATGGTGTATACCTAACATTAGAATTAAGCGAAGGCCTGTGTGCTATGCGTATGGACAGTATGGTAGCCAATGTGTCAACCAAAGAAGTGTTCAAAGATTTAGACACTATCGAAATGAAAGTCAAGATGACTGGTAAGAAATCTGGGGTATTACAGATCAAATATATGCCAGCACAGTCAAACGTAAATCAGATCCGTAGTTATCTTAAAGAACTACAGATACAGACAGGTTGTAAGCTAGACTTTATCATGGTAGACTATTTGGATTTGGTCATGCCAGTGAGTGCTAAAGTCAGTCCAAATGACTTGTTCGTCAAAGACAAATATGTGTCAGAAGAACTGCGTAACTTGGCTAAAGAACTAAACATCCTGATGATCACAGCTTCACAACTTAATCGTGGTGCGGTAGAAGAAATTGAATTTGACCATAGCCACATCGCAGGCGGCTTGAGTAAGATCAACACAGCAGATAACGTGTTTGGTATATTTACAAGCCGCGCCATGCGTGAGCGTGGTCGCTATCAACTACAGCTGATGAAAACACGTAGCAGTTCAGGAGTAGGTATGAAAGTCGACTTAGAGTATGATATTGAAACATTAAGAATTACAGATCCAGGTGAAGAAGCACAGGAAAGCGGTCTACGTGGAGTTGGGGCAACTAATATCCTAAGCCAGATCAAAACTGGTAGTAGTGTAAGTGCTGTAGAAGATACTAATAAAATCCAAGCCAGTGTTGACAGCAGTAAATTAAAAAATATGCTAGCAGGACTTAAAAAAGTAGAATAAACTTTATCCAATCTTCGATAAATAGATTATATTCCTGAATTAGAAGCATGTAGAAAATACTTAGACCCTCAAATCTAATAGATGATTACCTACAATCAAATTAAACATGTTCATTTAGAAATTTCTTCATTATGTAATGCTCGTTGTCCGCTCTGTCCAAGGAATTTTAGAGGGTATCCATTTAATGATGGGTATATTGAAAAAAATCTATCCTTATCAGAATGTAAAAAAATATTTAAATTGGAATTTCTAAAACAGCTATCAACCATATTAATAAACGGAAATTTAGGTGATCCGATGATGAATCCGGAAATTATTCAAATAATAGATTATTTTAGGCAACATAATAATAATATAACGATATATATCAATACCAATGGATCTATTAGAAACAATAAATTTTGGCAAGAAATAGGAAAAAAAAATATTGTAGTACAATTTCATATAGATGGATTAGAAGATACTAATCATTTATATAGACAAAATACTGATTTTAAAAAAATTATAAAAAATGCTAAATCCTATATTTCGGCGGGTGGACGTGCAGTATGGGCGATGGTTAAATTTCAACATAATGAACATCAAATTGAACAATGTAAAAAATTATCAGAAGAACTAAAATTTTTTTACTTTCAACTATTAGATGACGGAAGAAATACTGGACCAGTATATGATACCAATGGTAAATTGGTTCATGTCATGGGTGATTATCAAGGAGAAACAAATTTTGAAATATTGTTTCATAAAAAGAAAACTGATTTAGTATTATTAGAAGATATTATAGATGATAGAAAGCCAAAAAAAACAATTACGTGTTGGGCAAAAACTAATAGTTCTATATATATTGACAGTAACGGATTAGTTAGTCCATGTTGTAAAACAGGATTTTCACCTAAGACATTTGGGCATGGCGAATATTTCCAAGCTGCAAATAAACAATTAGCAGATATCATATATCAAAATAATGCACTAGAATACTCCTTAGAAGAATGTATAGAATGGTTCCATGCTGTTGAAAATGCATGGTCTATTTCTGATTATAAGCAAGGTAGATTAGTAATTTGTGATGATGTCTGTGGTTCTAATTAATTCTAATCATCGATAAATATACTAAATTGGAGTGAATACTGTGCAGAAACGCACCCGTAGCATACTTACAGAGCTTGACGAATTACTCACGCACAAAGACAAGGATAACCTCCTAGAGTCACGTGCTAATAACATCATCAATGGTGCTATTAATCTAATCAAGTATATCCGTGAAAACTATGAAGCCGAGCAAGCTCTTGAGCTTGAACGCCGCCTTCTTAATGCTATCAAAGGGCAGGATCCTAGTAAATTCACACGTGGTATTAGGAAGATCAAAGATGAAGATTAAAGAAGTTATCACAGAAGCGGGATTTTTCAAAGGTGTTGCAAAAGCGATCGCTCCCCAAACCATACAAGCATATGATAGGCAAAAAAATGCTCTAAGGACTCCACAGACTGCTGGAGATCCTACTATGTCCAAGTATGATAGATTCGCAGATATTATCGCCCAGCGTGCTAGTACCGGCACACAAATAACCGATCAATACGTAGCCTCACAATTACCTAGATCAGGCGAAACTGGCGATGAACAAAAACGCTGGGAAGTCACACAGTATGTGATCGATCGATTAAAACGCAGTGGCATAAACGTTATACAAAAACCACAGACACCTATGCCATTGGGACTCAAGAGACTTACCCCAGTACAGCCAATACAACCAGCGGCGACCGCAACACCAGCACCAATACAACCAGCGGCGACCGCAACACCAGCACCAACACAGCCAACAGCACAAAATTCGCAAGACGCAATTAAAGCTGCATTAAAAGCCAGACAAGCAGGTGGTATAGGCGCATATGAATCTCTAGACTATGTAACATTTAAACAAAGATTACAAGAAGCTAAGGCACAATGAAACTATTTGAAATAAAAAAACAAACTCCAGAATTCCTGCTTGCTGAAAGCAAGAATGTACATCTAGAACATCTAGAAGATCTAATGTTCAATCAGGGATATGCTGGTGCGGTCGCAGCCTTAGACTATGTAGAAAGCCTACGACAGATGCTGGCAGAGGGCACAGGTACTACTACAAAACTCACAGTCAAGTGGGACGGAAGTCCTGCTATAATCTGTGGGACAGATCCCAAGGACGGACGTTTCTTTGTTGGTACTAAATCAGTGTTTGCCAAAGCTGAACCCAAAGTCTGCAAAACCGCTAGAGACATAGAACGTTTTTATGGTGATCAGCAGGATCTAGCAGAAATCCTAGCCAGTGCCCTACAACATCTTAAAAAACTAAACATTGGTGGAGTCATACAAGGCGATCTATTGTTCAAAGAAGGTGGAGTCGAAACAGCTACGATCAATGGCGAACAATGCCTAACATTCACACCCAATACTATTACCTACGCTGTACCAGCAGACAGTAGCCTTGGCCAACAGATAGCACGTGCTAAACTAGGTATCATATTCCATACCAGCTATGAAGGCGAAAGCCTAGCAGACATGCGGGCTGGATACATGGTTAACATACAGGGACTGAATAAAAATAGTGACGTATGGTTTGACGATGCCACATACAAAGATTATACTGGTATCGCTAGTCTAACTCCAACTGAAGATCGCAAGATCCGTTCTATGATGACTGCCACATACAATACCATGGAAAAGATTGGTCAAGCGAGATTTGATGTAATATTAACTAACAAAGAATTCGCCCGTAACATCAAACCCTACATCAATAGGACTGTGCGCAGTGGTACATTTGCCGCAGAGCCTACAGCTTTCTTAAAAGATTTCATGACTTACTATCGAGAACTGATGACCAAGGACATAGACGTAGTTACTAGCCGTGCGGCACAGAATCGCCTGGCTAAGATCAAAGAAAAAGAAGACTTTGTAGCAGACAATGCCAACAATCTATTAGGCATCATGGCCACTTACAAACGCATAGTCGAGATCAAACAGATGCTCTTACGCAAACTACAACAGGTAGAAGGCATTGGCACTTTCCAAAAAACCAACGATGGATATAGAGTAACCACACCGGAAGGCTTCGTTGCCATTGGACACGATGGTGGTGCAGTAAAATTAGTAGACAGATTAGAATTTAGCCGCACAAATTTCCTTAAACGTTCATAAACAACATACTTTTTTTTCACTCCTATAGCATAAATAATTACATGCGCGAAAGCGTACAAACATTAGGAGAAATAAAATGGCTTCATTTACACGTACTAACCCAACAGCAGTTGCACGCGGTACTATCCAACGCAACACAGCTCAATCAGTATACAAAGTTGTATTAAATGGTTCAGGTCTAGCAGTAGCAGCTTCAGACGCAGCTGCAGCTAAGATTTCAGACGCACTAGGTTCAATCACTGGTACATTCCAGTTCAAATCAAATGGTCTTGAAATCTACATGATCGTTGACCGTGTTAACACTTCAATCGGCGCAGTTGCAACAGCGATTGCACAAGTGTTAGATACAGGTACATTCTCAGTATCAGGTGGCGTAGCTACACTAAGTGACTCAAATACAATCACAGTTACTGAGCCAACAGACCTAGAAGGTATGTAAGATCTGTAGTTAGCACTAAAACTAAAAAGCACTGGCAACAGTGCTTTTTTTTGACCAGGCATTCTATTGTCCTAGCATAAATAATAGAAAGATTATCGGAGAATACGATGGCAACACTTCAGAAATTTAAATTAAATCAAGCTAATACCCTAGTTGGTACGCAGACAACGGTGGGCACACTTTATGGTGTAAACAGTAAGGTTTTCGTGATTACAGTAAATGCTGGTGGATCTACAACCTCTACCACTCCACGTGGAAATCTTGTCCCTGATTCAAATTTCACAGGCGGCGTGATCGAATCTATTGTTAGTGAAATTAATCCATTGGCATATTTTACAACTGGTTCTACTGCTACCAACCAGGCGAATATTTTCATAATAATGGATAAAGTTGTTAGCGCAGGTGATCTACAACATCGCATCCGTCAAATTGGTGCCAATGCGGCAGCGACACGATTGACATCAACAACATTTACCTATGCTAATACAGCTATACTATCATCCAGTGGAAATCTAATCGACATCAGCGGTACACAGGTTATAGAAGGTACAGCATTCACTGTAAGTTAAACGTAAATATTTTAAAAAAAAAAGCCCTGTTCGAGTGCTTTTTTTGTGACCTTGTCCTTGGTCAATAAATACTCATATAATGATAGACACAAGAATCCATCGCCACCGTGGATATACACTGATCGACGTTACTAAAACCGACGTTACCAAATATACTCCTGAACTAGAACGTATGCGTAACAAACAGCGTAACTGGGAAACGGTCATGCAGGTGTTGGGGTTACGCACACAGATCATGACCAGTAGACAGCTACCTACTGAAACTAAAGAACTCGCAAAGTTTGAATTCGGAAGTGATTACACAGGCAAACACCGTGTGTGGACTTTTGAATTTGAAGTTGAATTTGAAAATCTATATCTCAAAGATCGAGATCCCTACGGTGTGTTAAAATATGATTTTTCAAATACTCCCATAGTGCTGGGGCTTGATGAAACAGCTGAACCACCTATGCCCTTGTTCTACACAGATGGCCCAGGGAAAAATATATACTTTATAAGTATACCAAACAACTAAATATACAAGATGCTATAGGCATTCATTAAGGCACATATTAAGGCATACGTCAAGGCTCAGAGAAACAGCATCGCTTACACAGAGGAAGCGAGATGGCCAAACCATCAGAAATTGAAAAAGAGAGTCTAGAAGCCCACGTTGAGATATGTGCTGTAAGGTACAGCAACTTGGAAACTAAACTACAGAATCTTGAACATCGTATGGACAAACTTGAAGGCTACTTAGTCAGCATCAAGGCCAGTCTAGACGAAAAACTAGAAGGCCGCGACAAACAAAGTGTCAGCGTTATCGTTACCATCTTGGGTGTAATCCTAGCAGGACTTATTGGATTTATCGGTCACGCCCTGTTCAAGTAACATAAATAGTTACATGAAGATTGTAGAACTTACCAACAAATTACTATTACCTATCACTAACGAAGAGCAAGAACTATTAGAACGTTTTGTTGGCGATGCACTTATCGCAAAAAGTCACTTAGATGAGCGTGAGCAACTGTTGGCTAACAATCTCACAGTCAAAGATGTCCTAATTCGAACCAATACCGATGGCAAAATCTACTACAAAAAAACGATCAGCTGAGTTCGACGTTGAAAAAATACGCA